GAATGGAACTTGATAAGCGTTATCAAACCCACCCGGTTGTACCATGTTGCCTTCTTTCTTATGTTCCGCATATACGATACCTTTACAGATTTTATTGTGCAACAGCTTAAAACCTGCTACGTCGATATGATCATCTAATTTAATATAAGGATTGCCTCCAATGCCTCTTATCATTTTGTTCTCCTACAGGTATTTATTGCTAAATATTCTTGGAGAAAAATATGGACTTTAGTAATTGGAACTACTTATATAATTGGGATGGCAAACAATGGCACAGAGCCAATTTAGTTTACACGCCATACGTCAGTTCGGATAAAAAAACATTATGTATGAGTTTTAATCGTGACAGAAATTATCATACTAACGATCAAGAAAATGATGTATGGAGTCAAGAACTACTCACTGAAAGATTTTTACGTGAGATGAAATTTTATGGGATTGCGTCAAAGAACAATATACCAACACTGAAAATTATTGACACAGATGAAATTAAAAGACATATATTTTTAGAATGGTATGGTGAAGATTTCTTTATGCAAGGAAATGAGGTACTTCCTAACTGGAAGGAACAATGGTTGCAGCGTATAAACGAAATGTGGGCTGCGAATATTTACAAATTTAGTCTGCACCCAAACAGTTGGGTCGCACACGATGGAGTATTGATTCCGTTCAATTGGTTTTTTAGTTTTGACAAAAATGAAACTATAATTATCAAAGATTTTTTGATTCAAATAAGTTCAGAGCGTCAAGAAAAAATGCAAGAATTTTTAAAAAGTTTAGGATTTGATATGGACTCCTCATATGATCCTGTAATACTACAAGCATTAGCCTTTAATAGTTTTAGAGCTAATTATCCAGAAGAATTAATTAACGAGGCACTAAAAAGAAATGCCCTTCTACAACAAAATAGTTAATTTAGATATTGAAAACAGTAGCATATGCAATGCAAACTGTCCACAATGTACACGTGAATTGTATGGTAGTGATCATAGTTGGTTCAACGAAACTTATCTTACTACTGAGTTCTTTGATAGAATACCAAATGAAATTTACACAGGATTAGAAAAAATATTGTTTAGCGGGACAATGGGAGATCCATGTGCAGCACCTAATTTTATTGAAGTAATAAAGAAAGTTAGATCAAAGACAAAAGCTTTAATTAAAATTAGCACCAACGGTGGAATGAAAAATTCTTCATTTTGGACTCAACTTGCAGAAGCATTAGGTCCTAATAGTGAAGTAGTATTTGCTATTGATGGATTAGAAGATACTAATCATATCTATCGTGTAAATGTAAATTATGATAAGGTAATGAAAAATTCTGCTGCGTTTATTAATGCAGGCGGAATAGCAGTATGGAAGTTTATTGCATTTAGACACAACCAACACCAAGTAGAACAAACGAGAGAAAAATCAATAGAATTAGGTTTTATTAGATTTGAAACAATCCGTAGTCATAGATTTATCACTGATAACATATTAGGTAGACAGTTCTATGGGTCAGATGGTACATTAATTGAACCTCCCAAAGACGATACATTAAAACATGAGGTATTATTTCAACCGTTAGTTCGTGTAGATGACTGGTTGAAGCAAAGCGAAGATAAACCCATTGATTGTTTTGCACAATTTAATAAATCAATTTACATTGACAGTCAAGGTAATCTGTATCCTTGTTGTTTTTTGGGTTCATATAATTATGCTAAAAAACCATTAAATTTAATTGACGGTTGGGACGATTTGTATGAAGAATATAAAAACTCAATTAATCTATACAATACTGATTGGTATAACATAATTGATAGTGAGTTTTATGACAAAATACAACAAAGCTGGGATGGTCGCAAGTATAGTGAGGGGCGCATCGCAACCTGCGCTGCTAACTGTGGGGATTTTGAAGGTAGATTAAACGATCCAAAAAAAAGTATATAAGTTTTAAACAGCTTTTCCGATAATCATATAACGATCATATAATGGTAATTCCAACTTACCTGACCAATAAACATCTAGATGACTTTGCTCTATAAATTCTTCTAAACTGTCTGCTGTACGAATGTGTTCATGTATATTGTAATTGTTGCTTTGCAGTACAATCAGACTATTATATGGTAAACAAGTTAACCATTGTTCATATTGATCCTGAGTAATATGCTCACAACTAGTATTAATTGCAACATCTGCGTCACTGCGTAGATTACACATATCTGCTGTAACTGCATGAAAGCGACCAGCAATGTGTTCAAGCTTATTCATTGTAGTCGCAGTAGATTCGCATTTAGGATCAATATCAATACTGCGAATTGATTTTACTGGGTAGGGTGCATGAAACAACATGCTAGCAAGCACACCGTTCCAACCACCAAATATGTCAATAGTTACAGGCTTACCAACATATACGCCTAAGTTTTTAATTAACCATTCTTTGCTGCGAAGTTGGCCCTTCCAAAAACTTTCTAATGTTCGCAATGGATCATTGCTATTACGAATAGCATCCATCCAAAACATTATATGTTCTAAGTCTATTTGCATTTTGGTATTTTACTGTCTGCGCTGCTTACACATCTCTCTGTTATACAAGTTACAGGATTACCAAACAAACCAAAACCTTTATCCAGTGTGCCTAGTTTAACATCACGACAACTGTAACCACGCTTAACTTCATTGCCACGAATTATAACACTTTGATAGCCGCTATTGCAATGCCAATTGGTAAATTGGTTGAAACCAAATGCATTAAATCTTTCGGCTTGATCAAATTTATATTCTGTATTATCAGCATCGTATAAACGTATTTGGTACAATTCTTGTTCATTAATTTTTTGCGGGAATCCGTTTTGCATTATGTCAATCATGTCAGTTGTATATCCATCTACTATGGCGTTTGCACTTTCATTGCTCTGTGGTTTTAATGTAACATTAATGCCTTTATCTGCAAATCGTTGACACCTTTCATACAACTCATAGAACTGATTAGGAACCATAACTTGATTTATAGTCACATAAACATTCTCACCCATTAAGTATAAACATTTTTCTGAAAATTCATTCTCATTTGCAAATTCACTATGATAACTTGCTGTGATTGATCTGCGCTGAAGAAGGTCTGTATTACTACACCATTTACTCCACCATTTCTTACTTGGACTAAGATTTGTAGTCATGTGAATACTTTGATATGGAGTTATACCATCTTCCAAATGTTTTATTAGTTCTAGTAAATTCTTGTAAGCAGTAGGCTCTCCGCCACTGAATGACCAATGAAAGTCAGTAAATTTATTTTGCCTTGCTTGTAGTTTAATTTGATCTATTGCGTGTTTGTAAATGTCCAACGATTGATAATCAGGTGTGTCAGAGTTCGCATAGGGCCAACAATAACTGCATTTGTAATTACAGAACCTTCCTAATATCCAACTTACAGAAAAAAGAGGATGTTCCAGCATTGTGTGCTGTCCAAACCTTACTATTTTCTCAAATGGTATTTGCATAAAATTGTTCTATATCTTCCTTACTTGTGACTGCTAAAAATTCTTCTGCACTGCGTTTTGGGGGAACATAGTTCTTTTTGATTTCTATACTTTCGTTACTACTTAAAACATCATGTACATATTTGCTATTAAATGTTTTTCCTAATATGTCACATTCTGATTGTAAATTACTTGATGCTATTCTGCTATAAACTTCAAATATTTCATCTAATTGGCTAAAGTCATTTAGTACTCTTATGTCATACCCTCTAAGTAATAAAAATGCTCCTAACCTTGCACCATATATTGCCCATAATCCATTCTTAACGTCACTGCCTAAATGCATCCAATTATAAAGTCTTTCACGGTTACGCCAATCCATCTTTTCAAAATCTTTTTGTCCACTATCTAGTAACTTCATACCATCTCTAAAGCCTGCACGAAATGCTTGTTGTGGACTTTGATTTATAATTGTTTCACTGCCAATCCTGTTTAATTCTAGGTATTTATCAAGTTGAAAATCAACGCTATCACCTGCTTCATGTGTACGCATTTCTTTTAATAAATGCACAGGCCAACACTTAATACCACCATTGCCATAGCAATTGTTGTTTACAGGATTAAAGCTACTATAACTGAAAACATAATCAGTCCAATCAAAATGTGGTTTGGTATAAACATTAAAGCGAAAAAAATTTGTAGCAATTTTGTTATCACCGTCTACAATGATAACTCTATCTGTCTTAACTATATCTGCAACGGCTTTGTGCGCAGCATCACTGCCCTTAATGCCGTCAATTCTTTTTGCTTTTGGTTTTAGTGAAAGTAAATGTTGATAGTTTTCCTCAGCATTGGGTTCGTCATAACTTAGAAAAACAACATCATACAAGTTTGGATTTAGTACAAAGGTATTCATAAAATATATTTAATATGAAACAAATTTACCCAAACAAATTAAAAAAGCTAAATAACTAGATTATAATATGCAATATTTTTATAATTTCATTCACACATAAGGAGACACAAATGAAAACAGTAGGTGATAAAATTGAGAAGTTCGCAGTAACAGGCGTCAACCCAGGTAGTGATCAGTTTTTTGATATTACTGACACAAGTTTTGAAGGTAAATGGAAAGTTATCGTTTACTACCCAAAAGATTTCACATTCGTATGTCCAACAGAAATCGTAGCATATGACAAATTAACAAACGATTTTAAAGATCGTGATGCAGTTCTATTGACAGGTTCTACAGACAATGAATTCTGTAAATTAGCATGGCAGAAAGCACATCCTGATTTAGCAAAGATTACCCACGTGCAATTTGCAGATACGCAACGTGGCGAATCAAGTTTGATCAATCAGCTTGGTATTTTCTAT